ATAAGGTGTTGATACAATAATCATTTTTGTATTTTGACCAGATGAGATTGTAGGATAAACAGAACTAAAAAACATTTCAGCAATATTAACAGGCACGAAAGCAAACTCATCAAGGAAGATAATGTTAAATGAGCCACCTCGAATAGCACTTGATGATGTAGCGGCAGCCACAATCTGAGATTTGTTTTCTAACTCAATTGAACCTTTGTTCCAGTTAATCACACCTTGTTGTAACCATTTAGGCAAATTTTCATAAGCAAGTTGTAAACGACCTAATATATCTCTAGCAGTCGAACTTTTGTTGGCAAGAATAGCAATATTTGAATTAGGATTAAATAACGCATAATGTAATAGATAAGAAATCGTTGTTGTTGATTTACCTGATTGTCTAGGAAGTTTACAGATTGTAAATCTATTATCGTGTATTGTTTGTACAATCTTTTTTTGAAAGTCATACATCTTAAAAGGTACTAAACCTTCATCTAACGAAACAATCTGAATATATTTTTCCATAAAATATAATGGATTATCAGCACATTTTTGATATTCTTCAATTTGCTCTTTTGTATATTCTACAGGAGTATTAATCTTTTTAAGATTAGGATTTCCTAAATAAGCATCACTCATTGATTATTACTCCTTCAATATGGGTATAACCCATTTTTATAGCAGCCGTAATACGTTGGCTGCCTTTATAAACTGTATATTGTTTTTCTATATATGTATTGCCAGCGGCACCCATACGTGGTGTATCAGATACAAAACATTTTTCTACTTCTATTGGATCTATCATTTCTTTACCTTCTAATATATCTAGTAAAGCAAGACCGTGTTTAACGTAAGTTAAATCACTTATCTTCAGTATCGTCTTGTTTGGGTGATACGTTTTTGCTCTTAGTAGTTTCATCATTTTTTAGCATCTTTTGTAATTCGGCAGTGGATCCGACAAACAGAGCGTTTTTAATATTTTGATTTGCCGTTTTAGGCAACTCTTTTAAATCTTTTAATTTCTTTTGTAAGTCTTGTAGTTTGTCAACGGTTTGACCGACTTGTCCTATTAATTGACCAGCCACTTCATAGGCACGTGGGTGTTGGCCTTCTCTAGCAATATCAAGTATGCCTTCGATTGCCTCTTGCCCACGCTCTATAAGATTATAGTAGTTTTCTCTACTATATTTGTAGTCGTTATCTATGTCAGGTGATTCTTTGTCTTCTTTTCTTGGAACAGGTGCTTTAAACTGCTTTTGTTCAGCGGGTACTGATTCTTTTTTATCAATACCCAATATCTCATTAACTTTGTCTTCCAGTTTACTCATAATAAAATTATGTTAAATTAAAATTCTTTTGTTTTAGATGTCAATGTAGGTGTTTTTTGTTCTTCAATTAATGCTGACAAACTTGCTTGCATTTCTGCTTCACTTGAATTGTTTTCAACAACACAAGCAATTGCATTTTCTTTTGTCATAGCATCAAAATCCATTCCGTCAGAACCAGCACATGAGCCATACATAGATTCAGAATAAGTGTCTTCACCTACTGTTTCTGAAGCTGTATATCTCCAGTGTATTGTCTTAACTACATTTGAGCTATCACACTCAAAGTTTGGAAAAGACCATTCGTATGTTATTGCCATAGTTATTCTCCTTATATTATTAACACATTAACGAACATGGCACTAAATAAGAACCATCTTCATACGTTTCTATTATCGTTGTCGATAATACTTTTGCAAAACTGCTAGACCTTACAGCATCATCTGTTTGTACTTTTGCAGTTCCATCTCCATTTGATTGAAGTAAATCTCCTTTAGCGATTGTTTCGCCTTGTTTAATTCTAACGACAAATGAACCAACTGAAGCTACATAAAAATCATTGTAACCTTCGCCATCTTCATCATAAGCACTAAATACACCATAAACATTTTTAGCATTTACTGTATCTGATACTTTTGATTTAACGTGTTTAATATCGCCTTCTTTAACGATTGTTGCTTGTACCTGTTCTATAATATCATTATCATCTTCATCTTTTTTTTCAGTATTCCAATCATAAGTTATAACATCACCAACTGATTGACCATCAGCTAATACATAAGGTACTTTTTCTGTATGAGTATTTGTAACATCATTACCATCTTCGTCTTGTGTAGTTGTAGTTACATCAAACTCTAAATTATACCAATCGCACATTTCATCTAAAGATTCTAAAATTGTTCCTTTTAAAATTGTTGGTTTTGAGTTATCTGTAAATCTTGACCAGTGAGTTCCTGTAAATCCGTTATAAGATACTGTTGCACCTGATACTGATATAGAACCTTCTTCAGTACCAGCTTGTCTAAATTGAATTATTGTTCCATCATTTGAGGTTCTATTAAAAATATGAAAGTCTCCATCAACGGCTGCCCATATCCTAGAACTTTGTGTTACAGTAAAACCATTTCCTGTAGATAAACTATAATTTGCTGCTGATGTACTTCCAACTAATACATTACCAGAACTATCGATACGCATCTTTTCATCTGATGGTCTAACTTGATTTGGACTTGTTGCACCTCCATCAACACAAAATAGCATATCTCCTCTACCATAGCCTGTGCCATCTGCTTCAAAATATATTGCACCTTTAGCAAAATCTGTATCACTGCTATTTGTTCTAAACGCATAACCACAATATGCACCTGATGCTTCAGAATTTCTTTGTACAAGTATTGTGCCTTCATCTGGGTCACTTGTGGTTTGTACAACTAATTTATTTGATGGAGAAGTTGTACCAATACCTACGTTGCCACCATTTTTAACTGTTAATCTAGCAGTTCTAGCAGGAGCTAAAACTATATCTGGAGTTCCACCTTGTGTTGTTAGTACAAGGCTACTTACAGCTTGTGCTTCGATAACTGCTTGGTCATTTCCTGTTAAACCTGCCATAGTAGTTCCACCATAAGCAGAACCAAATTGAAATAATTTTAAATAAGAACTACCGTCACCCCAAACTTCCATACCACCTAATCCATTCGAGCTTGTAGTTTTTGCTATTACTTTTTGAGTTGCTGAACCAGTAACTTCTACTCTTTCAGTTGGACTACCTGTACCTATCCCAATATAACCTCCACCAGTAATACGCATACGTTCCGTTAAAGAACCTCCAGTAGACCTTGTTTCAAATTTCATATAACCACTTGTAGTTGAACTTTCTCTCCTTACAGATAATCTTCCAACAGTACCATCATTTTGTATGTCTAAACCGCCAAGAATATCATCATTACTTCCACCGTTACTTGGATCAAAAGTAATAACGTTGTTGTTAGTAGTAGATGCTAACTCTAATATGGTAGCCGGTGATGTCGTAGCAATACCTACGTTACCAGAGCTGTCGATACGCATACGTTCCGACATATTTCCATCAACAGTTCCATTATTAGCACTAGAAGGATGAGTGTAGAATAAAAGATTTGCACCACTTGTTGAGCCGTATGTTTCAGATGCAATTGCTCTAATAGAAGCAACACCACCAGTTGTTGTTGCACCACTTTGATCGTATGAAGCAAATGTTAAATTACCTAATTGTTGACCAGAAAGGATACTACCATCTGTGTTTGATAAAACTAAAGTACCACCTGGATTACCAGCACCATCTTGGTTTTTAACTTCAAAATCTCCAAATGAAGCTCTGTATCCAGTTGGACCAATATTTCCAACCATTGTTGATTTACTATTTCCATCAATAATTAAAAGACTATCTCCTGTACTATTTAAAAACTGTAAAGAATTACTTGCTAAACCAGAAACACCAGAGTTAATTCTTATTCCATTAGTATCACTAGTATTCGCAATTTGTAATGCTGTTCCATTTTGAGGACCTGTTAAATGAAGTAGGTTTGATGGACTACTTGTACCAATACCTACGTTGCCAGAACTATCGATACGCATTTTCTCACTACCATCATAATTAATTCTAAAATCTCCATCTGTGAACATTAATGAATGGTTATCAGAAGCATTATTTTTAAAAGCTAAAGCTACAGTATTACCATCAGTATGATGAATTGTTAGAGGTGGTGAACCTGTTGAATTTATAGTTGTTGAACCTTCTACTTGAAGTTTAGATGTTGGAGAAGCTGTACCAATCCCAACTTGCTCTGAACTATTAATAGTAATAGCTGTGCTTGTAGCATTGTCATCTATACCTGTAGATGTAAGAGCGCCTGTAGTAGTAATATTACCACTTGTAGAAATGGCAATATCGGTTGCCAGTTTAGCGCCTGTAATAGTGTTATCTAATAAATCGGATGCAACAACCGTTCCGTCTGCTATTCGATCCGCATTAATAGCGTCATCAGCGATTACGGTTCCTTTAATTTTACTTAATGCCATTTAATTCCTCTCTTATATTTATAAGTTTACTCGTCTGAATCCGTACTAGGATTATAATTTTTACTATCAGAAAAAGACTGAATTGTTGTAGTAAAGCCAAAATCATCATCAGCGTCAGCAGAGGTCGGGTCTGGTACCACAATAACTCTTTCTTCTCTTTTAGATTCAGGCAAGTCTGTATATAAATCTGCCTGTGTTTCTTTTATTACTTTTTGTGTTGATGTAGGTCCAAATAGATATGTTTTTGCTGTAAATGTTAATGAATAAATGACAGCACGTCTAGTTGTAAAATCACCACTATAACTATCTTCATACGTGACATTATTTAATACAATGGGTACATCTCTTTTAATATTCATTTCTGGTATCGCATTAACGGTCACCGTATAATCTGGTTGAAAATAAGGTAAAATTTGTTCAACAATTTGTAGACCACTTTCAGCAGTCGCCGTAAAAATATATAATCCATAAGATATATTGTAAGGCACTGGCGTGTAATTATAGTTTAACACTTTACCTTCAGCGCCTGTTTTGACTGTTTTATATTTTTGAACTCTTGTTAATTTACGTGAGCCATCATAGGTAATACCTGTAATTTCAAATCCCATACGAGGTAGTGTGATCGCAAATTCTCTATTATCTAAATCTGGTTGCTGATCCAAACGAACTAAAAACTTTTCTTTTGGCGCATAAGCCAGTGGCACTCGAATAGATTGTACTACGTTATCACTAGAGTCTTTTCTTTTAATTTGTATGTTATTAAAGATTTGACCAAAAGCGATGGTCATCTTTCTCATGCTCTCGTTGTAATAATAATTTCCAAACATTATAGTGGTCCTGCGTCACCAAAAGGATTTGATTCGCTAAAGTCTAATATATCATCAGCAGCACTTGCTGTATCAAAGCCTGCTTCTGTATCTAAATCCAAATTGTCGGCATACGTATTGGCCTGTGTTTGTATATTGTACGTTTCTAATAACATATAATTAACTTCTCCACTAGCACTATCATTTTCTAAAACAATTGAACCTGTTTCAGCTTCTAGTGATACTTGATGTGCTAATTGATCTAATGTATATTTGTCTTCAGCAGCATCAATGTCAGTAATACCTGTATCAAGTCTTTCTGAACTATATTCCCAACGTGTAACTCTAAGTTTATAAACTGGTAAATTACCGAGTTGAAAGAATGGCTCCTGATCTTCAACAAATTGAATTTCAAAAAAACTATTCATCAATGGCATATA